CGCCCAGGACCTGTATATTGCCGCTGTTGAAATTTACCTGCCATATCAGGCCACAATCATCAAATCGGACCCTGAGCTGAATGATAAAATCATACATTATTTCCGGGAGGCAAACAAAATACTCGATGACTGGGCCGCCCTGGGTAGTGTGTCCGATGCGGAAAAGGCCGGCTTTACGGATTATATCCGTCAAATAACGTTGTTGGTCGCCAGATAACCGGGTGCCCGGCAGGGGACAACACCAGACAATTTAAACAACAGGAGTCAGACATGAATGAGGTTACAGCAGCGGCCATCGGCATCAACGTGATCTGCGATATTATTGATACGGTGCAGGCCAGGACGGGCGTCACCATTACGCCGGATACCATAGCGGCGTACATCGCAGAACGGACGGCCAGGCGCAATGAGTTAAACATCCAGCTCGGGGTCACCGAAGAATAAAACAGCGCCTGCAAGGGAGAGAAATAGATGGAAACAATATCCATGGACCTGGCAACGGCCATTATGCAAATTCTTGGATTACCCGGCATGGTCTTCATTATCTGGCATTTCGACAACAAGCGGGATCAGCGTAAAGAGGAGCTGCACCGGGATGAAATCGCAGAGCGGGAGAAAGCCCTGGCCCTGACGCTGGCACAATACCGGGAGGATGTGGGCAAGATCCGGCACCTGTATGAAAACAACGCCAGGCTCGTGGATGATTACAATGCCACCTGCACCCGCCTTGAGCATCTCTACAGCGAGACTATCTCGGTGATATCCCTGAACACCCAGGCCCAGACCACGCTGTCGGAAACCATTAAAAACAATCAGTTCTGCCCACTGGTAAGAAAGGAGACCGGCGAATCATGAACATGGAACGGGCCGCCATGCGCGGGGTGCTGGAAACAAAAAAGCAGGATGCAGCCAAGCTTCGGCTGCGCATCGAGGGCAACTGCCGGATGATCCGCCAGGAGCTGAACACGGCATTAATCCCCATCGATGACATGGAAGTGCCGATGATCGCATCACAGATGGATGAGCTGGTCATGGCCTGGGGAGAGATGACGGCCATCGCACTGGACATTGCCCGTCTGAAAAAGGAGCTGGCATAAGATGGCGGTAAAAGGGGACCGGGCAAAGCTCTATGACGTTGCCATGCGGATGTATACCGACGGGGCCAGTCTGACGGACATCGAGGCCACCCTGGGCGTATCCCGCCAGACCCTGTCCGCATGGAAGGCCGATACCCGGCGGCCCAATGACGATCAGGATCTGTGGGACAAAGGCCGGGCGCAGAAAATAGACGGGGTACAGCGGATATTGAACCTGTATTACCGGGAGCTGGGCGCCCTGGAGGAACAACCGGCGGGCAGCCTGTCCAGTACCCAGGTGGATGCGATATCAAAGTTGGGGGCACTGGTGATGAAGTGGGAGCAACGGGATGCGGCGATCCGACGCCAGGCGTTTGAGGATGCGGCTAAAACCGTTGAAAAATCCGCAAAGAAAGCAGGCCTGTCCGATGCGGCGGCCAATAAAATACGCGCCGAAATATTGGGGATTGCAAAATGAAAGGCTGGATCGGGAAGGAAAACCGCGATTTGAGAACGCCGGATATTTGTCCGGACGTTTTTCTGCCCTACCAGAAACGCTGGGCCGCGGACATGAGCCCGGTAAAGATGATGGAAAAATCCCGGCGGATCGGTTTGTCATGGGCCGAGGCCGGTGAAGACGCCCTGCTGGCGGCCAGCGAAAACGGCATGGACGTGTTTTACATCGGGTACAACAAGGACATGGCCCTGGAATTTATTGACGACTGCGCCATGTGGGCACGGTTTTACAACCAGGCCAGCGGTGAGGTGGAGGAATTCATCTGGGAGGATGAGGGCGCGGAAAAAAAGGACATTCAGGCGTTCCGGATTAAATTTCCATCGGGGTTTAAAATTGTGGCCCTTTCTTCCAGGCCCGCCAACCTTCGCGGCAAACAGGGCAAGATCGTCATTGACGAAGCGGCCTTCCATGACGACCTGGCCGGACTGCTCAAGGCGGCCATGGCCATGCTCATGTGGGGCGGCCGGGTGGTGATCATCTCCACCCACAACGGTGATGACCACCCCTTTAACGAACTGATCAACCAGGTAAGGGCCGGGAAAAAACCCTATAGCCTGCACCGGGTAACCATTGATGACGCCCTGGAACAAGGGCTGTATGAGCGGATCTGCCTTCGGCTGGGGGAACAATGGAGTGAAACGGCCCAGGCGGACTGGCGGGCGTCCTTGTTTGATTATTACGGCGATGATGCCGATGAGGAGCTGCTGTGTATCCCGGCCATGGGCGGCGGGGCCTATCTCACCCGGATGATGATCGAGTCTTGCATGCATGATGACATCCCCGTGCTGCGGTGGAAGCCGCCGGCAAAGGATTTTGTGCACTGGAATGATACCCAGCGATATAAAGAAATGGCGGACTGGCTGGAAGGCGAAGTGCTGCCGGCCATGGATGGAAAAGTAGTGCCGGACCTAAAGTCATGGTTCGGGGAGGACTTCGGCCGCACCTGCGATCTGACGGACATCTGGCCGTTGCAGGAAATGCCGGGGTTGACCTATTGGACGCCCTTTTTGCTGGAATTGCGGGACTGCCCGTTCACCCAGCAGGAACAAGCCCTCTTCTATGTCGCGGACCGCCTTCCCCGGCTGTGCGGCGGCGCCCTGGACAAAGGCGGCAACGGGGCCTTTCTGGCCGAGCGGGCCATGCAGCGGTACGGCGAGGAGCGCATCCACGAGATCTCTTTCTCATCGGCATGGTACCTGGCAAACATGCCGCCCATGAAAGCCTGCTTTGAAGACAAGACCACCTCCATCCCAAGGGACTCGGATATCCTTGACGACTTCCGGGCCATCCGGAAAATACAGGGAGTCCCGCGGGTGCCGACGGATGCGCGCACGTTGAGCAAATACGGCGGCAAACGCCACGGGGATTCGGCCGTTGCCAAGTGTCTGGCGGTTTATGCGGCACGGACCTTTGATGGGTGGGGTCACATAGAATACCAATCCACGGGCCGCAAACGAACGTACACCCGCACAGAGAGGTTTTTAAATGGCTGAGAGCATTAAAAAGCCCGTCAAGGACGAAATTGCCACCACGTCAAAAGATATCGATATTTTCGGCGGCTGGCTGAAACGACTGGAAAACCCGGACCCGGTATTGCGGACGGAAGCATCCGGCCGGGGGCTGAAATTATATGACGACGTTGCGCGGGATCCCCATGCCGGCTCGGTTTTACAGACCCGGTATCTGGCCATTGCCGGATGTGAATGGGAAATCAATCCGGCAGGAGACTCGGCCAGGGATAAGGAGATTGCGGCGTTTCTTGATACGGAACTGCATGCCATCAACTTTACCCAGGCGCTTCAAGAACTCATGGCAGCGGCCCTGTATGGGTATTTTGTATCTGAAATCATGTGGCAACAAAAAGACGGCCGTTGGCGCCCGTCCCAAATAATGGGCAAGCACCCCCGCCGGTTCTCGTTTGATCTGGATCGGTCCCTCCGGCTGCTGACCCCGGAAAACATGATCGAGGGTGAAGTGGTGCCGGAACGCAAATTCATCGTATTTACTTTTGGCTCATCGGACAATCCCTATGGTTCCGGCCTGGGGCAAAAGCTCTGGTGGCCGGTGTGGTTTAAAAAACATGGGATTAAATACTGGCTGGTATTCCTTGAAAAGTTCGGCATGCCCACGGGCGTTGGGAAATACCCCCCGGGCACGGACCCGACGGATCAGGCTAAGCTCCTGGATGCCATTGACGCTATCCAGAATGAAACCGGCATCGCCATTCCCAACAATATGGTCATCGATCTGCTGGAGGCCTCCCGCAGCGGCAATGTGACCTATGAGGCCCTGTGTGATTACATGGACCAGCAGATGTCCAAAGCGGTGCTGGGTCAGACCCTGACCACACAGGTGAGCGGCGGCGGATCACTGGCAGCCGGCCAGGTGCACAACGAGGTGCGACAGGACCTGAAGAAAGCCGATGCCGACCTGTTGTCCGAGGTGTTGAACAACACCCTTATCAGATGGATGGTGGATTATAATTTTGCGGATGTGACCGCGTACCCGTCGCTTCGGCTGCGCACGGAAGCTGAAAAGGACCTGAAGGCCCTGGCCGAGCGCGATGAAATATTGATAAACAAAATCGGCCTGCGTGTATCTCAAAATTATTTTTATGAAACCTATAATATCCCCGAGCCTGATAATGATGCGGATATTGTGGCACCATCCAATGAAGCCGGAAAGATTTATGAATATCACCTTAAATATGGGGTGGTAGATAAAAATGAAATTCGAGGGAAAATCGGTCTACCGCCTAAGACCGGCGGGGATAAACCGCCCGTGGCGATAGCTGAAGACGGGGCATCTGAATTTGCCGAACCGGGCCGGTTCACGCCGGATCAAAATGAACTCGAAGCCCTGGCCGCTGCCGGCATTGCCTCGGACCCGTTTGCCGCAAACGAGGAAAAGATCCTTGCCTCCGTATTGGCGGCCGGTGACTATGACGATGCCATGGCCCGGGTCCTGGCACTGTATCCGGACATGGATGTTGAGACCGCATCGGACATGATGGCCCGGTGCCTGGTGGCGGCCGGGGCGTTCGGAAACTATACCGTAAAGGAAGAAAATGACGGTTAAGCTTGAACCACTGGCCATGAAAGCGGCCCAGGATTTCTGGAACGATAAGATCCAAATGTCTCCCAGCCAGTTCAAACGGCTGTCCGATCCGGCCAAGATCAAGGCATTCAGCGTTTCGGGTATCGCGAAAGGGGATGAGCTGGCCACGGTGTTTGAATCCATACGCCGGGCCATTGATGATGGCGTCCCGTTTGCCGACTTTCAAAAATCATGCAAAGAGATTTTCGACCGTCGGGGCTGGACCGGGGTTTCGGCCTGGCGGGTGGACAATATCTTCCGTACCAATATCCAGACCGCCTATAACGCAGGGCAGTACAAAGAGATGCAGGCCGTGAAAAAGACCCGGCCGTACTGGCAATACAGTGCGGTCAACGACACCCGGACCCGGCCGCTGCACCGTGCATTGGACGGTAAGATCTTTGAAGCGGATCATGTGTTTTGGGATACGTGGTATCCGCCCAACGGGTTCCGGTGCCGGTGCGGCGTGACAACGCTCAGCCGGCGCGAAATAGACCGGGACGGCCTGACCATCGAGACAAAAGATCCCACCGGCGGATTGGTCGAGCCCAAAACACCCGACGGGATCACCATGCCCGCCCGGCCGTTGATGCCGGACCCTGGGTTTTCCCACCATCCCGGGAAAACGGCCTATGGCAGTATTGTGGACGGGGCGGACAAACCAGGCCGATGGCAGGACCTGGATAATCTCAAAGGGCCGTCTGCTTTTCGCCGGCAAGATATAAAAAATGTGACGCCCAAAGAGCTCCCGGATATGGATGAAGCCATGCTGCTGGCAGGCGGCCTTACGGATGCCGAATACCGTGACGCATTTATATCGCGGTATGGTGAAGAAAAAGTGGTGGCCGATGCGGCCGGTGAGCCGGTGCTCTTATCGTTGCGGTCGTTTCTCATCGACAAAACACCGGGGGCTGCCGAGCAATGGAAGTTTGATAAAGCGGGTCATGGCCAGTCCATTCCCATAATGGAGACGATTTTGACGGACCCCTATGAAATATGGCTGACACCACAGACCAGCGACGCGGGTAAAATCAGGCTGTCCAGGCGGTATATCGCAGTATGGAAAACAAACGATAAAAAGAAAATCGGCGGGTTTGCCGTATATGAGGTGAACGGCGGCGTGTTTACGGGCGTCACCTCGTTTATTCCCATGACCCAAAAAGGCACCCCGAATTTAAAATACCTGGAGAAACAAAGACAGGGGATATTGCTTTACGGCAGGCAGGGCAAGGGCCGGTCCGGCGCACGAACCGGCAACCCGTAACAGTTCAGATCGGGTGGCCCCCTAAGCCACGGACTCCCTGCAAGAAAATTATGAATGATGAATAAAAATAACAGCTGACACGGGGAAAGTCAAACATGAGCGGGTTTTCAATTAAAATAGACGATGCGGCGATCATGGCCACCCTGGGACGGATCCGCCGTCACCTGGGGGATATGACCCAGGCCCTGCGCCATATCGGGGAAACCGTGAAATCTTCCGTGCGCCGCAATTTTTCCGCCGAAGGCCGCCCGAAAAAGTGGGCTTCCTCTAAACGGGCCGATGACGAAGGCGGACAGACATTATCCGACACGAACCGGCTGCGCAACTCGTTCACCGTGGCCGTATCAAACAACAGCGTGGTTGTCGGTACCAATGTGGCGTATGCCCGGGTCCACCACTTTGGTGCAAAGAAAGGCAGCTTCGGCACCTTCCCCGTTGCCGTAAAGGCCCACAAACGGAAAGGCAAGCCGGTAAAGGCCCATATGCGATCCGTGAAACTGCCGTGGGGGAATATCCCGGCCCGGCCGTTCATGATGATCCAGGATGAAGACAGGGTGGAGATCAATGCCGCTTTAAATGATTTTCTAATGGGCGGCCCATGAAAAGTAAAAACAACGGGCCTGCCCTGGCAAGAAAACAATCATCAGGGGAGCCCATACGGCCAAAATCAGGCGATAATATTTTTCAGGAGGAATCCGCATGTCTAAAAAGAAAGCAGCCCGTATAGCCAAAATGGGCAATTCGTTTGCCGGGTTTGACAACTGGATCGAGATCTTTCGGGGTGGTCAGCAGACCGACAGCGCCGGCAACCCCCACGATGGGGACGTTTTGATCGAAAAAGCCCTGGGTAATTTTGACCCGTCCTATCACGAGGCCCCGGCGGTATTGGGACATCCAACGGATGACGCCCCGGCATATGGGTGGGTGGCGGATGTGAAATCCGAGGTGGTGGATGGGACGGCCCGGCTGTTTGCCAAGTTCAAGGACGTGGTACCGGAATTTGAGGAGATGGTTAAAGCCGGCCGGTTTAAAAAGCGGTCCGCCTCGTTTTATCCGGACGGCCGCCTGCGACATGTAGGCTGGCTGGGGGCCATGCCGCCGGCAGTGAAAGGCCTGGCGGACGTGGCATTTTCGGATGCCGATGCCGCCGTTACGTTTGATTTTATCGAACCCAGCCCCTGGACCTGGGGGGCGATTACAGATGTTTTCAGGAACCTGCGGGAATGGCTCCTGGAAAAACACGGCAAGGAGACTGCGGACGCCGTTGTCCCGGAATGGCGTATTTCAGACCTTGTCGACGAACAAAACCGGGCATTATCGTCCGAACAACCGGGAGAAGTGGAGGAAGATCAAATGAAATTTTCCGATTTTTTGGAAGCGTTCAAGTTCTGGAAAAAAATTCAGGACAACCCGGATGTGGATTTCGCCGAGCCCGCACCCGGAAAACAGACACCCGGTGCCAGCTTTTCCGAAGCCGACATGGCGGCAGCCAAGGTCGACGCCGCCAAACAGGCCAAAAAAGAGGCAAAGGCGGAAGCGGCGGCAGAATTCGCCGAGACTGAGAGCACCCGCAAAAAGGCGGAAGCAAAGGCCCGGGTGGACGGTATCATTTCCGGCGGTATCGAAAACGGCACCATTGCCCCGGCCTGGAAGGATATGGGCATGGCCCAGTTTATGGAAGAGCTGGACTGCGAAAAGGCCGTTTCCTTTGCCGAAGGCGGCGAAAAACAGACCGGCCTGGACTGGTTCTGCGATTTCCTGGACACCCTTCCCAAGCTGGTGAATTTTTCCGAGGTGGCCACGCGGGGTAAGGATGTACAAGCCGGTGATGCCGGCACAAAATTGGAAGCGCTGGTGCTTAAAAAACGGGAGGCGGACAAAACGCTCAGTTACGGCGCCGCGTTTTCCGAGGTGCAGAGAGAACATCGGGACCTGGCCGCCGAATACGCCGCTGATATCACCGGATAACCAATGAACGATAAAATTTGAAAGGAGAATATCGTGGCAACTGAAAATAGCGTTTTAATCGAAAGCTATGAAGCTGCTGAGGACCTGTCCGACGATCAATACCGGATTGTTGTCCTTGACGCCGGGAAAGTGCGGCGGCCGGATAGCGGCACTGAGGTGGGCCTGGGGGTCTTGCAGAACGCGCCGGAATCCGGCGGTGCTGCAGCCGTCATGCTCATCGGCAAGTCAAAAATCGTTTTGGGTGAGACCGTCGCCATAAACGAATGGATCAAGCTCGAATATGTCAGTGCAACGGATGCCGGCAAAGGCATGGATGCCGATGTGGCGCTTGACCTGGCTGTGGGCCGCTGCCTGGCCGGTGGTGATCAGGATGACCTGGGCGAGATCCTTTTGTCCGGCGCCGTCCACCAGGTCAACGCAGCCTCATAAGCAACGGGCCTCATGATAACCATGAAAAGGAGCAAAAACCATGGCAACTGAAAATAGACTGCTGGATATCTCCGTAGAAGCGGCGGAAGATCTGTCAGACGATCAATATCGCTTTATAGTGCTCAATTCTGAGGGCAAGGCCCGGCGGCCGGACAGTGCCGATGAGGTATCCTTCGGCGTCCTGCAAAACGCGCCTGGCTCCGGAGCGGCGGCCCTTATAAGGCTCGACGGCATTTCCAAGCTGGTGGTCAATGCGGCCGTTGCCGTGGGGGATTTTGTCTCCCCGGAGTACGTATCCGCCACAGACGCGGGCAAGGGGCAGGATGCCGGGGGCAACTGGAAGGCGGCCCGCGGCGTGGTGGTGCAGGCTGCCGGCGCAGAAGACAGCCTGGCGGCCGTGCGCCTGGTGGGACCCTTTCCACAGGGCCTGGGCGTTCTCATCGGTCAGTCCGCCGTGTCCACCATTAACACCGCCGGGGCGGCCACCTACACCGCGGCCCAACTCCTGGGCGGCCTGATCCTGCGAGATCCGGCCGGCGGGGCACGTTCGGACGTGACCCCCACGGCGGCCCTGATCGTCGCGGCCCTGGCTCAGGCAGGGGTCGGTAACTCGTTTGAGTTTACCATCCGCAACACGGCGGACGCGTCCGAAGTCATCACGGTGACAGACGGCACGGGCGTCACCCTGTCTGGCACCATGACCATCGCCCAGAACAACTCACGGCGGTTTTTATGCGTCGTGACGGCCGCCGATGCGGTGACTATTTACAGCATGGGCACCGTGGTACACTGATTAAAAAAGGAAAGGTAGAGGGTAGAAGGTTGAAGGCTGAAGTAAACCGATTTTAACCCTTCCTTCGGCCTTCAACCTTCGACCTAAACCGGGTGGCCGCGGATGGTGGCCATGCCATAACATCACAAAAGAACAAGGAGACAATCATGCCTCAGCCAAGTATCAAAGAGCAAATCATTGCGGGACCGCTGGCCAATGTGTCCGTGGCTTACCGCAATACAGACTATATTGCCGACGGGGTCTTCCCTGTCCTGGACGGCGCTGATCCAAGAGCCAAAATAACCAAATACCAACGGGGCGCATGGTTCCGGGATGAGGCCGGTATCCGTGCCGCGGGGTCCCGTGCCAGGCGCGGCGGGTATCCGTTGATCTCTGTGTCTATCGCAACTGATGAATATGCGTTCGCCAAAGAGGTCACCGATGAAGATCGCCGTTTTGCAAAAGCCCAGGGCGCGCCCGTGGTGCAGCCGGAGCAAGACGCCATCGAGTTCGCCACGGATAAAGTCGATCTCAAAAAAGAGCGGCGGGTGGCCGGATTGGTGACCGGCACCACCTGGGTGGACGGCAACTCAGGGGGCGCTGATGCGGAGGGCTTATGGTCTCCGGTCGGGTCTACCAATACGTTCCTGCCGGATATGATCACCGGGAAAAAAGCGGTTAAGTCCGCCATCGGCCGGCCCCCGAACAAACTGGTCATCGATTACGCCACATACCTGGCCCTGAAGGAGTGCGAGGCCATCTTGGACAAAATCAAATACACCCAGCGGGGTGTTTTAACCAAAGAATTGCTGGCGGCCATGCTGGACCTGGATGAAGTACTCGTGGGCTCGGCCATCTATTCCAGCGCAGAGGAAACCGCCGCCGGAACGGATTTCACGGCGGTCGACATCTGGACGGTAAACGCCGCTAAGGGCATGGGGTTTTTGTATTATGCACCCCCGAGACCGGGGCTGAAAATGCAGTGCGCCGGGCTGCAGGTCCGCATTGCCTATGAAACCGGCGGACCCCGCAGAACATCCACATGGCGGGAAGCCGCTGAACACCAGGATGTCTATGAGGTTGCCGAGGAAACCGACATCGCACTGGTGGATCTCAATGCCGGGTATTTGTTTTCCGACACCTACGCGACTTAAACCAGGTCGATTAGGTAGAAGGTAGAAGGCTGAAGGTTAAAGGGCGCGCCCTCGTAACCTTCGGCCTTAAACAAAATTGATCTAAAAAAGGAGCGACATGAAAATAAAATATCTCGGCCCGAGTCAGAGCGTTACCGTGATTCCCTACGGCCGCCACCTGAAAAATAAAGTCAAGGACTATCCGGATGATTTCGGGGAAAAATTGATGGCCACCAGCGTGCGCCAGCAGTTCGAGGCCGTGGATGATGGTGTAATCACCCAAGCCGACCAGCGGATTGCCGCCATGACCGTGCCCCAGCTGACGGCCCTTTGCAAAGAACTGGAGATCGAGGTCCCGACCGGTGCCAGAAAAGCCGACCTGGTGGCCCTGATCGAAGAAAACACAGCAGAGCCGCCCGAAGGAGAATAACCCATGGCCTATTGCGCGCTGAGCGACATTGA